TATAGCTCGTGCGTCAGCATGGTGTCCATCCCACAGTAGGCGAGATGAAGTTCATGCGCGTCAAGGTCATCAAAGTTAGTTACTGTTTTCATTTAATTTTATGCCGTCTAACTTGTGCAGTGCTTCTGTTGTTTCTGCGAGAGCGAAATTCTACACGGTCATAACTTCCAGTAACGCGAAATTCCATATCATGAACAAGGCCGCAATCGCAACACACGAGTTTATAACCTTTCATTATTGGGTAGCACCATCTGGTCCAACGCTTGGGATGCATTGCTTTTTCAACATTTATTTTTGTCATCACCGATTAAGTCTTTCAGTAGGGGTTGGCTATGAGGGGTGCTTCCAAATCTTTTATCATATCTTGGAGGTACCACAAGGCTTTCTTTAGGTCTTCGGTTTGATGCTCTTTGTCTTGGTACTTCAGGTTGTAGCGTGAAACATACTTGATGACATTGCCTTGGGCGTAAGACATGTCCCACGATTTGATGTACTCAATTGTTTCTATGCCCTTATTGTAGTGGGGAGGATTATTAACTAGGTCTTTTTGCATAGAATCTTTGAAACTTATCCAACCTGGAGAATCATTAGGAATACTGGATAGAGGTCTGGTATCGGAGGAGGACATTGAGACGCTTCCTTACAAAGTTGGTGATAGAGGTTGGCTCATCAATTATTACTAAGGCTCTTGTCTGTGTGGATTTAGCATCAAGTTCTGCCAAGTCACAAATTTCTCCGAAATCAGCACTGCTTACGAACCAACTGATAGCTTCTTTTTTATCTGGGTCACAATCTTTCTTAGTGGCGTCAAGCAATGCTTGATATACAACTGCCCTGAATAGTTTAGTTTCACTCATCTTTTTTATGGCGCTCTTTCTTTTTCTTTTTGTTCATTGTTTTCCACGCAGCCTCATCACAATAGAGGGAACCCAAGAATCCCAAAGACTTTTGCATCTCAGGAGATATAGAATGATGAAGTAGCATAGTGTCTTCAATAGGAAGAGCCACAGGAATACCGTGATCAGTAAAGTAAGAGATATCGTAGATACCATTATGGAACACTTTGATGCAATCCCCTGTAAGAATGTCAAACATAAACTCCCATAGCTTTAGCTCTTCCTCGAAGGTCCATGCGTGATAACCTTCTTTATTTAAGTTCCATATAGGTATCACATAACTCTCTGAAGGGGAAGGAGAAAAAGATACACAAGTTATTTGCTTAGCTTTTGTTTCTACGTCTATGGCTACGACGCCTTTTAATTTTGGTTTGATAAGCTTGAGGTCATCAAGGGAGGTAACTATATTTACCTTACGTTCTATCTTTTTTATGCCTTGTAGAAATCTTTTGGCTTTGCATAAGTCGGCCCTAACTATGGGGTGCGTAGAGAAATCCTTGAGTAAGTTAGGTATATCTATGGTGGGAAGTATGGTGTGTTTTTTATAGGTGCATAGGGTTCCTCTGTAGTCGCTTAATCTAAGGTTGGTGAGGAGAGTGAAAGGAATCTTACCAAAAGTTATGATGAGATCGGGATCAAGTTCATCTATCTCTTTTATTAGTTTGATTACCCCAGGGAGAAATTCTTCTTGGATGTAACCTGCATCAAAGCGTGGAAAAGAATTCTTCTTAGGGGAGAAGTGCTTACCCTTAGCAGGAAATAAACATCTGAAATGATTTCCCTCTAACTTTAATTCAGCTAAGTCAAAGAGGCGACGTACCTGCTTGCTGGTTTCGGGCGTAAGAAACTTGGGCGCTTCAGCTAGTAGTTCTGGTTTTTCAAAAAGGAAAAGCATGGGGCATCAGCAGGGCCAACACCCCACACCCTTTCTTTTAGAGTGGAATACCGTCGTCTTTCTCAAGCTTTTTGACGGTAATGAAGGGACGATCCCTTCCTTGAACGGTCTCATGAATGACAGTTGCAATGGCTGTATTACCAATGCAATCATCTAAGAGTTCGGTATAGGGCGTACCTACACCACCCTCTACAAGAGCGTCATTGAAGGTGCTAATGAACTTCCTCCAATTGCGCTTGTCACGAGAACGATGTTGTAACCAGAAACGCAGAGGATAGTTATTCTCGGTATCAGTCATGTCCTGATTATCGAGGGGTTGCTCTACACGCAAGCTTACTTCATGCATGTTGTTACCGGCCTTGGAGAGTTTTTGCTCATAGTTGGTGAGCTTAACGATGTACTTCCCTTCAGGGTAGTCCCGATAGACTGGGGCTTCCTCAAGAGTATCTTGGGTCGGATCGAAAACTTCATCATGATTGCTCATGGGTAGTCCTTTCTTTGGTTTAATGTTTGATCTTTTGGAACAACTCCGCATAGTCAAACGGATGTTCAGCATCGACTGCCTTGGGTGCAGAACACTTCAAGGCCATGAATGAGTCGGACTTAGTTCTAATAATGGGAACCGACTCCCTTCCCATCCTCTTACTATCGAGCCGCCATAAGTTATTAAAGTAGCGTCCGATAGATTTGGATAACGCAGAGCCTATCATCTTGGGGTAACCCCTGATTAAGCCCTGATCGTTCTCTATGGTTTGGATGTGTGTGTTGACAATGACATTACATTTAACTTGGGGTCCGGTCAAGAATTGAATTACACGCTGCAACTCTTGACCAGCATCAAAGTATTTCATGCGGCCATCTGTCTTTTTACTGTGAGATAAAAGACACTCACCATACAAGCTGGCTGAGTCTATGACTATGACTTGATCTGGACCCCATTCAGTTATTGGCCCCAGGTCCTCATCTTTAGTTTTCCAATGTCTCAGAATATCTCTAGCTATTTGAGGTGTCTTAGGGTCCTCCACATTAAAGGTGTGGTAGAATAGGTTCTCGTGATGATCTTCGATATAGCTGTGAAGAATATCTAAGCCGTTGTCAAAGTCTAGAACAACTACTTTGTGGCCTGTGTTAATTAGGGAAGCTAAAGCGCCTGTCTTACCTGTACCTGGATCACCACATACTAGGGCTTTAACTCGTTGGTCTCTTGGGTGGTTACTAAAGTTCGGCATTTTGGTTTTCCTCTTGGAGTTTATATTGGTCGCAAAACTGTGAGACGGGGCACCAGTAGCGACACCGGATTGATACACCGGGACGATGCTGGATGTCAAGTCCTTTCTTTTGGGCAAAATCTTGGGCCTCAAATTCCGAGGCGAAAACTCTCGTGGCCCTTGACGCCCCTGGTTTGATAGCTGCCCACTTGTCACCCCTATGCCAGCGTTCCTCATCTGTACAGAGGGGTAATTGTTTTAAGGCTGCTTGATGTTGACTTATTCGGTTTGATATCCACAGCTTGGTTTCTTCATGGGTCCACATGTTTGGTGAGACTTGCAGTACAGCAACATGAGGGTATTCAAGGCTCTTCTCCCTTCTGCTAGGGGAATAGTCTACCAGGAAGACAACCACTTTCATAGATTCGACTTGATGTTGAGGGTTGTTCTCTTCCCACAGAAATTTATAGATGTTTAGTTGTTGTTCCCAGTCTTGGAAATCTTCAGCCTCTTTATTTAGATAGCTGGATACTAGGGCAGTCTTCCAATCCACCAGACTTTTTTGATCCTTGTTAAAAACTAGGAGGTCAGGTTTACCCGATAGGACCCAGTCACCGAAGACAGCATAGAAGCGTTTCTCTACGATGCTATCGGCGGCCACAAAGCGTTCGATCTTTTCATGCCATGCCGTACCATACTCTCCACGAAGAGCTTCAGATACATCCATCTCAAGCTCATCTTGATGTTGCTGTTGGAGGGCAAATATTCTAGAGGGCTTAAGCAAGTCGGTGGCACTTACTTGGCTTTCCCCTCTGTCATAGGCATTGGCTTCGACAAGGTTGACTAGCTCTTGGGGTAGCTGATAGTCGTTTCTGATTTTCATCTTAGGCATTAGCTTACTTTCATTACCAATTTGTACAAATGTAATCAGTCTTAATAGATACTTCATCATGCATATAGACTTCTTCAGTTAACAAGTCTAATAGTTTCTCAACTGCTGAATGGTTTATATAGCCATCAAACTTGAGCTTCGCTATGACATTTTGGCTGGGTGGACTTCCCGTAACTTGGTGATTTTCACGCACAATAATAGTTAGTTCATCTATCGTATACATTAGCTTACTTTCACTGGTGCATCGGTTTCAATCCATACATGAGCGCCACAAGGCAAAGGTTTATCGGGACGATACACAATACGAGAAGGTCCTTTAAGCTCTATATTAAAGCCGTATCGGCTGCTTTTGTAAGTTTTGCAGGCTAGGGGTGCAACGCATTCATTGTATTTCTTATTAGATTTTATTATGTGTTGGTTTACATGCACTATTGTTTTCATATGGTCAAGCTTTCCTCTGTATGTTTCGCTTTCTTTTTCCAGTCAGCCTTATTTCTCCATAGCTTATCAAAATAGGAACGGCCCCGTCTACCAGTTCTACGGTCAACAAAGTCAACGTGGCTCATGTGGAGAAACATAAAAGATAGAGCTTGATCCTTAGTTCTAACTCCTGAGTTAAGAGCTATCTTAAAACATTCTTCATGCTCATGCTTCCAATCATCAAGGTAAGGTTCTACTTGCTCCATACAATC